ATGCACAGTGATTCCCTGACTCTGAAAACAGTAGCCCAAATAGTCCTTTCATTCAACAACTTACTGGTAAACAAGAAGTTAGCCTCCGTGAATATAAACGTCGCAGACTTGTTAAATGGGAATTACATCCTGTTATTATTTGTGGTACTGGCGCTGGGCCTTTGTCTGGGTAAATTACGCCTGGGTTCAGTTCAACTTGGTAATTCCATTGGCGTTTTAGTCGTCTCCCTGTTATTAGGTCAACAACATTTCAGTATTAACACGGACGCGCTTAACTTAGGTTTCATGCTGTTTATTTTTTGCGTAGGCGTGGAAGCCGGTCCGAACTTTTTTTCCATTTTCTTCCGAGATGGCAAAAATTACCTGATGCTGGCGCTGGTGATGGTCGGCAGCGCCCTGCTGATTGCGTTAGGGCTGGGCAAGCTGTTTGGCTGGGACATCGGCTTAACGGCCGGTATGCTGGCAGGCTCGATGACCTCCACACCGGTGCTTGTCGGCGCGGGCGATACGCTTCGTCATTCTGGCATGGCCGGCACGCCGCTTTCCTCCGCGCTGGACAACCTGAGTCTGGGCTATGCCCTGACCTATCTGATTGGTCTGGTGAGCCTGATTGTTGGCGCGCGCTATCTGCCAAAACTTCAGCATCAGGATCTCCAGACCAGCGCCCAGACCATCGCCCGCGAGCGCGGCCTGGACACGGACTCCAAACGTAAAGTTTACCTGCCGGTGATCCGCGCCTACCGCGTCGGGCCGGAGCTGGTTGCCTGGACCGACGGGAAAAACCTGCGCGAGCTGGGGATCTACCGTCAGACCGGCTGCTACATCGAACGTATCCGTCGTAACGGCATTCTGGCAAACCCGGACGGTGACGCGGTGCTCCAGATGGGCGATGACATCGCCCTTGTTGGCTACCCGGACGCCCACGCGCGTCTCGATCCGAGCTTCCGCAACGGGAAAGAGGTGTTTGACCGCGACCTGCTGGACATGCGTATTGTCACCGAAGAGATTGTGGTGAAAAACCACAATGCCGTGGGCCGCCGTCTGGCACAGCTGAAGCTGACCGACCACGGTTGTTTCCTCAACCGCGTGATCCGCAGCCAGATTGAAATGCCTATCGACGATAACGTGGTGCTCAATAAAGGCGATGTGTTGCAGGTTAGCGGCGATGCCCGACGTGTTAAAACCGTTGCCGACCGTATCGGCTTTATCTCGATCCACAGCCAGGTGACGGACCTGTTAGCCTTCTGCGCCTTCTTCATTGTCGGCCTGATGATCGGGATGATCACCTTCCAGTTCAGCAACTTTAGCTTCGGCATTGGTAATGCAGCCGGTCTGCTGTTCGCCGGGATCATGCTGGGCTTCCTGCGAGCGAACCATCCCACCTTCGGCTATATCCCTCAGGGTGCGCTGAACATGGTGAAAGAGTTCGGTCTGATGGTCTTTATGGCGGGTGTCGGCTTAAGCGCCGGGAGCGGCATTGGCAATGGCCTGGGTGCGGTCGGCTGGCAAATGTTGGTTTCCGGACTTATCGTCAGCCTGGTACCGGTGGTGATCTGTTTCCTGTTCGGCGCCTACGTGCTCCGCATGAACCGCGCCCTGCTCTTCGGGGCAATGATGGGCGCGCGCACCTGCGCACCGGCGATGGAGATCATCAGCGACACCGCGCGCAGCAACATCCCGGCGCTGGGCTATGCAGGCACCTACGCCATCGCAAACGTGCTGCTGACGCTGGCAGGTACGCTAATCATCATTATCTGGCCAGGACTCGGATAAATCTCAAGTTTGCGTGTGGCGCAAAAAATTTTCGTTACGCGCAGAACTTTTTACGCAGGGTGCAGTCATAACTAGTGCCACTGCTTTTCTTTGATGTCCCCAATTTGTGGAGCCCATCAACCCCGCCGTTTTGGTTCAAGGTTGATGGGTTTTTTGTTGCCTGAAATTCACACCCAATTAAAACAGTAACTTACAACAATACACCAGTTGCATTGGCGACAAAATGGCGACAGATTTTATGTCTTACCATCTGGAAGCATCCCATTGCCGAAAATGCTCTGTATTGGCATGGCAGAAACCATCGAGATCAGGGAACAAAGTGACAGCCCTGATATCAAACGTACCTTCTAGGGAACTTAAAAATTTTTGCTTCATATCTGCGGTGATGGCTATAGGGAGGTAAGCGTCCTCCCTTTCATCAAAGTCCAGACTCCCCATTTCGCGATTCTTAACGATGCTGTACATAAATTGTGCGCTTTGTGCCGCAATTCTTTTAGTGACGGCTGGAGGTTCCCACGTGGTAGCTCCAGCATTACTTTCACCATCCACAAAAATTTGATTGTAATCGCGCTCCTCCGCTTCCCCTTCTTGCCCGTAAATAAAGTCTGAATGGATACCAAATAAAAGACCGTCTTCACCTTTTTCAGAGTTACAAGCAAACCATAAAGCAACCAGAATATTTCTTGAAAAGTCGATCAACCGCGTGGCGGCTCCATGATGTTGAAGCTTTGCTAAAACCTCAAAATCAGCCAACCGCCTCCCGCTCTCATATCCATACCCTTTATGGCGTGCTCTTTTAAGGAGGTCTTTTTCATAATTGCGCATTATCAATTCAGTAACCAAAGGGTTGGTTAGTTTCAGTCTGCGATAAGCAGCACTATGAATTGGCCAGTTAATGTTACCTTGCCCTCTCCACATGTGAACTGTACTCATACGAGAAGATGGTCCTTCGGCTATTTTGATAAGCTCAGCAACACTTGAAGGGGCTTTAACTCTTCCAAATAACTCAGTTTCAAGTATATCCACTGATTTTCCTCATTAAGTTTCATCCAATAATGGTACATCACGTAGTAGGTCGATATCATCGTAACGCAATGAAACTCCTACAGTGATGAAGGCGTTGAATTTTTAGAATACTGTTGGTAATACAGCCCATTCCTAAGTGTCGGATGATCACATTAATAGCCCCATCATGGGCAGTGACGTAGTGTTGACAACTCACACCACAAGTTATTAACCGGTTACCCCAACTTTAAGATGTTGAACTAACTTCATCAGCCAATATCTTCCAGGGCAATGGAGTTAAGTTCAGCAAGTTTTTCAGTTGCTAGCTTTTTTAGACATTTAGAACGATTAAGGATGATCTCGCGAATGCCTTCAGCATCTTCACCCTCAAATTCACTCCAATCGAATGTAGAAACATCTTTAGCCTTTTCAATGAAACCCTTTAAATTTACTAACATTTCATCACTGAAATACATTGAACATGAGTAAGTGACTGCTATGAGTTCTCGCATGGATTCACGGAATATCTTATCATCAGATAAGTGCCCGATATCTTTCTTGTATTCGATAACTTGATGCTTGTTGTTAGCCAGTCCCCAAAAAGCGATGTTTTCAACAGAACTTAGTGCTGTGGAGTAAGCCTTTAGCTTTGCATCCCAAAACCGCTCTTTCTGATATTTCTTATAACCCCACGTACTACCAAACCAGGCACCTGCAAACCCGACAACAGCTGGGAACATTTTTTCAATAACCCAAAGTAAATCCATAAAACCTCGCGATAGCTGTTTGATACGAACAATATACCCTATCTCTATTCGCCTAAAATGCATGATTCACCAATCATCTCAAATTTCAGTTACTCATGTTGATATAACAACTCTCCAGCCCACATCAGGTCTGGCTTTCAACTATTTCCAGCCTTTTCACGGCGTCATAAAAACACTCCAACAAACTCACATAAAATTAACTTTTCCCATATTTTTCTGATGGTTACATTTTTCATTCGATCCTTCGCAGATCCATAGAAGTGAAAAATACTGAAATTCTTTTCTATCTTTTCAGTTCTGGTTTTACGCAAAGCCCCCAGCACTGGCGCGGTCTGGCGGTCTGGTTTGTAGAAAAATAAAACTGAAAAATTTTTATGATCCAAAAACCGCAGGCGGGTGCGGTGTAGTGCGATTTTGGTCTGCGAAAGAATTTTTTGGCCGTGCTGTGACGCGCCAGCGCCCCGCTGTGGGCACGATCTGTTTTAAGGGTGACTCTGAGTGTGCGAAAAGGCTGAACGCGCCAGAGCGCCGCTGACAGCGCGTAGCGATAGCCGCTTAAGAGGTAAGAAAAGAGACATCCCCGCCAGGGGATGAAGGCATAAAAAAACCCGCTTTCGCGGGTTATGTTCTGGAGCAGTTTACTTGCCAATCACCGGGGAGTATTTGCCGTTCAGCCTGTCCGCTTTCATTCCGGTGTTCCGGATGGCTCCCGCGTTGGTCGGTGCTCCCGTATTGCTGTGCGTGTGGCTTGCAGTTTGCTCTGCCAGCTCTTTCACCACGTCGAGCGTGTCGAGCATCAGTTGCGCCACGTTGATTGTGCCAGAGCCAATCCACACTACCGGGGCAATAATCTGCTGTTGTACGGCCGCCACGCTTTTACGTATCTGGCCAATTTTCTCGATCAGGTCTTTACCCGTTGTGACTGTCTGGCTCCCGGCAATGTCCGTTTCATCATTGCCGCCAATACTCGCCACACGGTTATTTACTGCCTGGCTGTAATCACCCGTGCATACCTGCTGAATGGCTCCGGCCAGAAGTGTGGACGTGCCCAGCACGGTAATTTTATCCGTGGCCTTAACCGTGGTTTCGCGGCTGACCAGCTCCCGCTGTTCTGTATCGGCCTTAACCACCCGCTCCATAGAGGTTTCACTGATCGTCTGGTCTGTCTGCCTCACCCAGTCACCCGCCTGGGTGACGCGCTGCGACACTTCCGCACGCTGCTGTTGCAGCTGCTCGCCTGGCTGGATATCCGGGAGACTGGTTCCGTCCGGCACGGTCTGCCGCACAAACGGCTTATCCGGCCGTCCGCCAGTGAAAGCGATCTCAACCAGCGTCCCTTCAGGCGGAAACTGGAACATCCCCGAATCATTACCCGCCATAGGAACCGGTAGCGGTACAGCTGAATAAACAGGTGTGTCTTTATCCGGGTTACCGTCCGCGTCCAACAGCTGCACGTCAACCGCATAGCGGGGACGGAACGGATCGGCGAAATTGCCACTTTTCACCGCCTCAACGGGATTCATCACGCGGCCAAACTTGGGCAAATGCAGTCCTGACGCCAGCTCCGGATAATGGCTTTCAATCTGGCGCTGAACGGGCGTTTTTTGCAATGCCTTACCCGTGGCACGGTTGCGGGGTGTCCAGGTAACGGCCATCGTGTCATTTTGCAGGTGGACTTTTGTGACCCTTTCCCCGTTCAGCTCCACGCCCGGGCGCAGACTCTGCACCAGTGGAAGTGTCATTGAGTTCCCCCCTGCCGCCCCCTGATTAAATTCATGGGGGATCTCAATTGGGCGATCAGCAAACAGGGCTTTTTCCGCTCCGCCTACATAAACCCCGCCGTCCGGCAGCTGATACCAGACGTAATCCGTAATGCCAAAAGCCTGCCCCAGATTATCCAGCAGCTGATAGCCCGTGCCGCTGTGGGTGAAATGTGGGATCGGACGGTCTGAGTAATCAGCATCCGGCACGCTGAAGGTCAACCCGCTTTGTTCTGTCAGCCAGCTGGCCACATCGCGCAGCGTGGGGTGCTGGAAGGAACATGGCCAGAGGCGTTCGAATACGCCGACCAGCTCGCGGACAAACAAACGCTGAAAGCCGTTTTCAGCAGGTTGTGAGCGTTCCACGTACCCGGTAAACCAGCGCAACACCAGATCGGTGTAACCCACATCAAGACGCACCAGTTTTCCCGTATAGTCCTGCGTCGTCCCGGCAGTAATAAACCCCCGGCCGCAGCTGTTCAGCTCCAGCACCAGGCTGGCATCAGCCAGGTGAATTTCATCCGTTGAAAGGTACAGGCGTTTAATCGGCTTCATTTTTATCCCAGTGCATCATTCACGGGCTTGAGCACCTTACGTTCAAACCACGTCAGTTTTTCTTCATCCTCGCCAGCGGCCTGGCCACCGTTCTGGCCGCCGCCACTTCCCGCCGTTTGCTTCACGGTTTTGGTTTTGCCGCTTGCCCTGGCCTCACGTTTTTCCTGCACGCTGATATGTTCGGTCAGCGTGAACGTCACAAGCCAGGACATGCGCCCGTCCTGCGGCGGCGCGTCCAGTGTTCCGGTAAAAATCGCCTCACGGAAATTCACCGCCCGCGCTGCCTCATGTGCAACCCGGTATTTCTGGCGCTGGCCGCTGGCATCCGTCGCGCTGCCCAGCTCAAAGATACGCCGCAGGATCTCCGGATTTTTATACGGAATTTCGCCTGAAACGCGCAGCTCCTTGCCTTTGATGCCCTGCTCGGATTTCGTGGTTGCACTCGTCTGGCCGGACTGGTCTTTGTCCTGGAATTGCTGAGAAACGGTCACGCGCATGTTCTTCAGCAGAATAGCTTCGCCATTAAGCGCCAGTGTCGGGTTCGAGGTCATGGATCATACCTTTTATGCCGTCGAGGTTGTCGCCAACCAGCATCATGGCGGCGGTGTACACGGAGGATTGAAGCGGTATCCCTTTTACCAGCTCCAGAAGCGTGGAGGGCAGATCGCCACGGGCGGTAAATACCCATGCCCTGGCGCTTTTCCCCTGTAATTCCGTCAACCCGCTGGAAATGCCAGAAATCAGGCTTTCACGCTGCTGTGTAAACTCCCCCATCAGCTTTTTTACGCCCGTCAAATCCGCCACGGCTGCGGCTTCCTGCTGGGCTTTTTTCACCGCTGCGGCCGCCAGGGCGGTGCGGCTTGTCGGTACGGAAAGCGGGATCGCCGCTGGCAGACTTTGACTGTATTTCGCCGGAATTTGCATCTTCTCCGCAGCCAGCTGTGCGGCGGACTGCGCCAGTCTCCGCACTTGGGTAAATGCCGGACTGGGGAATACATCTACAAGCTTGTTCAGGCTGGCCATAAAGCTGTCATGCGTCTGGCCAGATACCATCATGATCACGATATCAGCCGCCCCGCCTGTTCCGGCCAGTTTCTCAACCAGGTAATTGACGGCATTTACCGGGCTGAGATAAGCGCCGTTTTCTGTCTGCTGCCCTACCCCGTACACCCAGGGATGCACCGGGATAACGGAACAATTCAGCGCCCCAACTGAATCACTGAAAGCAATTCGCGCTTCACGCCACATTGTCAGGCACCTCTGGCCACTCAATTTCCGGCGCTAAACTGGTATCAATTCGATTAAGCAGCACACGGTATGACTTCCATTCGGACAGCAACGCGATCTCCTTTTCGGTGGCCATATCTAAATCAACAGCGTCCTGTAACGTGCTGATAATTTCAGTGGCTTCTTTCTGATGCCGTTTTTTTTCATCAATTGCATGTGATACCGCAGCTGCTCGCTCAGCATCGGAATCTTTAATCCATTGATTGCCATCCCAGCGCATAAAATCACCTTCGGGTGCAATATCTGTCACATCAGAAGGTAATTCACCCAATCCGGTAATAAATATCTGCTGGCCATTTTCCTTGCTGTATACCGCATCATTACGATGGTCCTCATAAAGGGACCATTTTTTTCCGTTAAATACAGCCGCCATACCCGGCGTGATATCAGGCGGTGTAATATCGGTGCAATCAGCGGGTAATCCCGTCCCGGCAGGAATATAAGCATCACCCTCACCAATAAATTCACGGGTATCTGCTCGCAGGTTATAAATTCGAATGGTGCGGTCTTTATCAGAAAATTTAAAAGTCATTAGGCAAGTCTCACAATGTAATTAAAGGCGATGTTTTTAACGGTGTTTTCGGCATTACCAGTCGCTGCAACGGTGATGGTGTGTGTGTGCGCCCCCATAACAACCGAGTGAGTGTGCGAACCGACAGCCACCGTATGCGTGTGAGCGCCTACAGCTACCGTATGCGCATGTGCGCCAGCGCTGGCCGCCGTTCCTGAAACGGTATGGGTATGAGCGCCCGAAGTTGTTGTTGGCGGACCATTTGGATTGTTGTTCTGTGCGTTATTAAACTCATTACGATCCACATATCGGCCAGCACCAGCACCTCCGCTGCCAACCCACACAGGGACGGAGTGGTTATGAGCACCCGCGCTTGCTGCCGTACCGGAAACACTGTGCGTGTGTGCACCCGTGCTGTTTGATGACTTTGTTCCGTAGTCAAAGGCGCTGGTCGTTTTCGTCCCATAGTCAAAAGCGCTGGTATTTTTCGTGCCGAGATCGGTTGATGAAGCCGATGCACCGTGGTTATGCGACTTAACGCCGTCCAGCTCCTGTGACAGCACTGCGCGGCCGCTGGCGGGTTTCCCCTTAATCGTCCAGCCTCGCATATCCGGGATGACGCCTGACGGATAGGCCGCCGCCAGAAGTGGATACGCCGCTTTATCGAAGGTTTGCCCTGCCATAATGGCATAACCGGCCGGGGCAGCATCAGACGTCCATGGGATCGGTGCACCTACCGGGAAATTGTTATATCCATCATGATGAATAAGTTTCCAGCCCTTAAAAACACCTGCCGCAACAGCAGCAAATCCAATTACATTGCCATCAAAATCAATACCAATAACGGTGTTATAGCCCTGAGTATTAGAGTGTGCGGAGTTAATATATTGTTTCCAGGTATGCCCCCCGGGCATGCCATTCTTAACAGAAGAACCGTTAAAAAAGCCGCTTCGCGTCCTCAAATCAACAGCAACATCGGCAAATGATTCAGCGTAGGTATTCAGGCCAGCACCCTTTGGCACGCGACCTTCAGCATTTTGATTAGCAGACTTAGCGGCATCAAAGGCAGACTTAACCGCTTTCGGTGTCGCCGCCAGCGTCTCGGACGTGCTGTCAGTGGCACTACTGAGCTGGACAATACCCTTTTGCGCTGTAGTTGCGTCCTGAGCCGTATATTTCCCTTTTGCAAGGTCATACGCTGCCTTAACCGCTTTTGGTGTCGCCGCCAGCGTCTCGGAAACGCTGTCCAGGGCGCTGCTGAGTTGCGTAAACCCTTTGGCCGCCGTCGTTGCGTCCGGATGGTTGCGCGACTGCTCATGTTTTTTCAGCGCATCACTGGCGGCCTGATCGTTGAGCGTTCCCTTAGGACGCAAATCGGTAATATTGCCGTTTGCATCGATACTGGCCACTGCAAACACATAGTGCTGCACACCATTTTGAACGTAATCTGCCAGTGTAGCCGCCACGGTGATTTTGCTGGCCACGCCCCAGGCACTCGTCAGCGTTCCCGTCCATGCCACATCCAGCCAGACTTTTACGGGTGTGGTTGTCACCGTAATATTCTGGTTAGCGGCCAGCTGCGCGCGCAAGCCGCGCACATATCCCGCCCCGGCCGTCACAAAATATTGCGCACCGCTTTTTGCGACAAGGTAGCCATTACCCAGGAAAGCCGCTGCGCCGTACAGGTCTATATTTTCCAGGCGCTGACGTTCATCCATCCCGGCCATACGGGCGGTAAAGTCAATCTGCCAGGTTTCCGCTGGCGTATTGATTCCGGTTTCAGCCTGTGCCCCGTTGTACTCCATCAAAAACGAACGGGTGAGCACGTTACCCTGCTGCCCATCTTTCGTTTTCAGCTTCTGCTGTAGCGGCGCATGAACAATCATGGCCAGCGTGTTGCTTGCCTTGTTAATCAGCCCGATCCAGTTAAACGAAAAATCACCCACTTCCGCGCCCAGTACAACGGAGTGAACCACGGCATTTTCATTGACCACACCTTTACGGCTGACGGCCTGGCGGTGAACGATCTGTGCGGCAGGTGGCAGCTTTTCGCTGCGGTCAATCGGCTTACTGGCATCCAGCCCCGGCACGTTGGCAAACACAAATTCATCCAGCAGTATGGGTTCACCCGTTACCGCCTGGCTGGCTTTCCACTGCTCAAAGGCCAGTGTGATAGCTGTCTGTGACATAAATTCTCCCTATAAGCTTGCGCTAAATGTCGCGCCGCTGGCTTCCGTGCTGTTCATGCGTGCCGGATAAACCACGTATTCCCCCTGATCCCATCCCGCCCGGATAGCCAGGCTTTCAGACGTGATCACTTCAAACTGATAACGGCGGCAGGTTCGCCCGTACTGCCGGATTATCTGAATCATCAGCTGCGTGTTGTCTGCGATCTGGCTGTCCGTGACGCGCACCATGATCACGTCCCAGTCAATGCCCGGCTGGCGTTCAACCAGCTCCACATAACCAATTCCCAGCCGCGCAAAAATATTAATGAAGCCCTCAACGGAACCCGCATCACGCGCATTGATAAAGGCATAAGCCACGCGCTTGCGGTACAGGCTCAGCGGTTCGCCACTGAAGCGGCTTATGTCACGGTCATACGCAATTAAATTGAGTACCGGTTCAATGCAGGTCAGCGGATCAAACTGCCGCAATGGCCACGTTATCCAGCTGTACACTTCAGCCCAGAACGTCCGCGCCGTGCGCAATAAAGCCAGTGGCTCACCTTTATTCATCCAGGACGGCAGCGCCATGCTGGCCAGCTTTTTCAGAAAATCAGTCATCTTTCAGGCTCACCGTTAAGGAGTTAAGGCGCGGTACGCTCAGTTCGCTGGTGATATCCTTCAGCGAAAACTCTATGGAATCCGAATCCGGGAAGGTTTTGTGCACCTCGCGCCCCAGCTGCGAAAACGAAAAGCGGGAATATGGCCATGTTTTTTTCACGTCATAATCCGTGTTTTCCCTGAAGGCGCAGCGGATCAGGTTTTCAATCCCTTTCCTCAGCGCGTCCTGCTGCTCCGCTTCAAGGTTGCCCAGGTTTCTGACATACACCGTCACGTTCAGATCGTGGCGGGTTTCCGGCATGGCAAAACACTGCATATCGTCACCGTGGCCGTGGTGACCTTGCGTGTTGATGTAGTCATTAACCGCGTCAATAAACGGCTCAGACGTTACCCCGCTATCCAGCAACAGATACGCGTTCGCTGTACCCGGACCACGGGGCGCATCATGGAGAAAGAAAATCCGCTCAATACTCAGTCCGGCCACGCTGGCAATCATCGAACGGTAAACCGCGTCCGTGTGGTAGTTCCCCACCAGGTTGAACTGGTTCCGGCAGCGCTCGCGCAGTTCGTCATCGCTTTCTTCGTCCGCGCCCGGAACGGTCAGCCAGTCCTCTTCACTGGCCACATGACTGATACCGTCCACGGCCACGGGCAGGATGCGGTAATAGCCTGGCGCAAGGTTGTACGCCCCACCCGTTCCGGTTGCCTTGACGGCAAGTAAAGCGCTTGCCGTACCGGACGGGATCACCACATCGGCCACGGTGGCCATGGCGTAAACCCTGCCGTTAATCCTTTCGGTCTGGACTACCGTTCCCGCCGTCACGGTGACGGCCTGTTTTGAATCTTCCTTGTAAAAGCGGATCACGCCTTCCGCCGCGCTGGCTGGTTTAGCCGTGACGTTCACCGCCCAGGCCAGCAAACGCAGCATCTGCCCACCCGCAGTGGCCACAAACATATTGGCCATGACCACCGACACCAGCGCATCCTTCAGCCACATCACTGGCGCGGTCACAATGGCGGTAATAAGCCGCCAGAACGGAGACATGCGCGACGTGTTAGTAATTAGCCCTTCCTGCGCGGCGATGGCATTGAAACGGGTGCGCACCGCCTCTTCCGTAACGGGCATCCCGCTGGACTTCACCACTTCTTCAAAATCAACCTGCGGCTTTTCCGTCATAGCTCCACCTGCGCCGATATTCCGCCAAAGTCATACGTGCTCGCCGTCACCCATAAGCGCTTCTGACTTTCCTCACTCACTTCCACAGTGCCTGGCACAATGCGTTCATCCTCTTCAATCAGCAGCTCCAGCTGCGTGAAGATATCCGCGCGTAACGTCGGGCTACGTTCGCCAACCAGCTGCGTGGCCAGACCGCTTTCCAGAATGCTGTGAATAATGTCCTGCCCGATACTTTTGCGGTTATTACACAGCTCAGGCTCTTTTCCGGTATTCAGAACAAAATTACCGTTTTCAATCAGCAGATCGATGTAAAGCAAATCACTCATGGGTTTAGCTCCTGCCACTCCTGCAATTGTCCCGGTGAAAGCGTTTCTTTCGGATAAATATTCACCGTGTCAATTTTGCGGCTGTTGTCCGTAACAGATTTAGAATTGCTGTTTATGGTTTTACTGAGTCCGCCACGCTCAACGCCTTTAAGCTCACCACCTGTTAACAGCACATTCGGTGCGGTTACTGGCGGCGGTTCCGGTAATAACGTGTTTTGCGTTAACTGCTGCGTAATATTCCCGCCATACTCAACCTGTTTTATTTCAGGTGAAGCAATCGCAGACTGTTCAATCTGTTTAGGATTGAAGGGAATTCCCTTATTTGCTCCCGTACCTGAATCAGCAGCCAGGGCAATATCCACGCCCGGAATTTTATTCAGCTTTTCAATAATCCAGTTGTACGTTCCGGTAAATGAACTTTTCAGTGTGTCCCATAATTTCCCGAACACACCACCGATCACGCTGGCCATTTTTTCAAAGGAGGCAACAGGGGAATTAATATCAAAGGCGTTAACCACATCACCCCAGCCCTCAGTAACGATCCCGAACATCTCAATGACCGTCTGAATGGAACGATAAACCAGCTCAAACGGAGTCAGAACCAGGCCAACCGCCCCCGCCACGACACGGCCAAAGGTTTCCCCCGCGCTGGTCACGCCAGCCAGTTTTTCCCCGGTCATTTGTACCGGGGAAAGCAGGTTCCCAAACCAGCCAAACAGCGTTTTCACGCCGTTCCAGACCCAGCCCACCGCCGTGGCGATACCGCTGAACAGCCCTTTAAACGGAGTCAGTGCGCCACTGGCCTGGCTGAAACCACTGATAAAACCGCTGACGAACGCCTTGATCGGTTGCCAGAACTTAATGACCGCCAGCACCACGCCAGCAATGGCCAGAGCAACGGCCGCAATCGGGGCAATCATCAGTAAAAACGAGGCAGAACCCACACGGGCGGCAATACTGGCGGCCAGCAGTGCGGCACGCAAACCCCGCAATCCGGCAGTAAACAGTTGCGTCACGGCGTTACTGGCGAGCATTGCCAGGCGATTGAGTCCCAGCAGTCTGGCCAAGGGTGCCAGCACCTTCGTCATGCCCATCATCACAAACGTACTGACACCCATCACGATATTGGCGACGGCTCCCACGGCGGCAAAACTCAGCAGCGCCAGCGCGGCATACCCCACCACCCGCGCGATGTTGGGAAACAGCTGCATCCACCGGGCAAAGGTCTGTCCCATATCGGCCAGGCGATTCAGCAGCGGATACAGTACCGGGATCAGCGTCAGGCCGATGACGGTTTTGATGGCCGTCAGAATGGCAATAAAGCGATCCCACGGTTTCACCATTCTGGCCGCCATTTCCTGGGTACGCTTCAGCCCGTCAGCGCCGCCCAGCTCGGTGATATTCCGCTGAAGTAGCGCCACGTTGCCATAAAGCTGCTTAACCACCGCCGAACTGTCCCCAAAGGCTTCATCCAGCTCCGCCTGAGCCTTCAGGTTCCCTTCCAGGCTCTTGCCATATTTGCCCTGTAGCTTTGCCAGCATTTCAGGCATGGACAGCATTTTCCCGGTAGCGTCAGTGAAGGACAGCCCAAGCTTTTTAGCGCCATCAATCGCGCCCGTCATAAAGCCTTCGTAAGCGCTGCTCGCTTCCGTTCCCAGCGTGCGGCTCAGTTGTCCCAGCACGGCCAGCTGTTCATCCAGCCCGACACCGTAGTTTGTCCCCACGCCGCGCGCGCCTTCCATAAGGTCTTTGATCGTGGCCATTTCCGCGCCGAACGTCTTGCGCATGTAAACCATCTTTCCGGCCAACTGTTCAGCGAACTGCACTTTGCCCAGGCGTGCGGCATCAGACGAAAAGTTACCGAACATCTGCCCCATAAATTCCGACGTTTCCGCCGCGGTTGATTTCATGGCAAACGCCAGGACGTTGGCCACCTTAGTCACTTTCGGCAGTTCATTCCCGGTCAGCCCCGCGATGGCCGCATTGATTGATTCAGTGGACTGAACAAACTGCACCGCGCTTGCGCCGTATGTCGTGCTGAACGTCAGCGCGTCCCGCTGGACGGTTTTAAGCGCAGAATCGTCGATACCTTTTGCTGCCGCCTCATTCAGCGCGTCATACATTTCTATGGCCGGAGACAACGCGCCTTTGATGGCCATTCCCGTTCCGGCCAGCGCCAGCACGCCGCCGCCAATCTTCGTAAACGCTGCCGTCGATTTTTCCGCAAAGCCGGTCACATTGTTCTGCACCTGTTTTAACGGGCGGGACAATTTATCAATCAGGCTTAATGTAAAATCTAACTGTTTCATTCATCGCCTTTAAAAGCAGTGCTTATTCCGTTTGCAACAGCAATACGCATATTTTCCCACTGACGGTTATCCAGCCACACAGCAGCGGCAATATCGTCAATAGAATCTTCCCCGTGGGGTAAATAGTGGCGGCGTAAAATTAAATACTGATCGAGTCCGTTTCTCTCAATAGCCCGGACTCGCTTTGTCAGTTTTTTACTTCAATTTCCAGCTCAGGCGCGTAAATTTCATTTACCTTGCCAGCCAGCTGCAACGCAGCACCCGGACGCTTTAATAGCTCGGCCAGTGCGTCTTTACTCTCCGGCTCTACGATGCGGGTAAGGTAGTTGTGCGCCGGAGCAACTTTGTTATCCATCGCCATTTCATTAATGAATTTGTTATAGGCGGTCTGGTTAGGCGCGAAAACAATTTCCTTACCACATACAACCAGATTAATTTTCTGTTCCATTTAATACGCTCTCTCGTTTATTTATTTCATCAATCAGCGCGTTATGACGTGCTGCACATACAGAATATAAATCCTGATATTCAATAGCAGGGGCAGCAATATCCGCCCCGGTATTACCTTTAATGCGCGGAAGATTTTCCGTTGGGCATTTTC